CAGCTTTCTCGTGCGACTCCGCCGGTCACTACCTCTCAAATGTCCAGACGATAGATTTTTCAAATATAGCTTACGACAACCTGAAAGCTCTCACGTTGTATCAACCCTGTTTCAATAAGACCTTACGTCAGAGGCACCCACCGGCTTTGCTTGACGTAACTGCTGTGCGCACAGGACCGATCATCGAATCATCTGCAGGACCTCTGGTATCATATTCAGTTAACCACAAGAACCCGCAGAATCTGATTTCTGCATTTTTCGATCGCCATATCAACGTCAAGACCATCATTGACCACCCGCAGCGTGAAGAACTTGAGAGATTCGCGCAGAACTGGTTAACCGCGCACCCGATCGTGTTCCAGAGCGGAGATTTGCCCTCGTTCGACGAATACATAAATTCGAAGAAAGGCTGGAGCAACGCTAAAATCCTGAAATATACCATGGCGTGGCATAATTTCAGCACTTGGCACCTTCGCAAACCGGGCTTCTACGACTACTCCGCCAAAAGACCAGTCATCGAGTGCTTTGTGAAAGCAGGAGAGCAAAACACCGCGCAAACTACGGACCCCAGTAAGTTAGCGGCCCGCGCTCGGAACATCGGCCAATTATCACCGGAGTGGGTGTTTATCCATTACCTGCAGTCCGCATGCCTAAGCCAGCAGAAAAGGGAACACCCTGACTTCAGTTATAAAAGCACTGTCGCCGATTACGAGGAATGGGCTAACCAGAACCTCGAGAGTGAAACTGCTGAGATGGCGATTTCAACAGATTTTTCGGCTTTCGACTCTGTCCAATACCCCTGGCTTATGCGCTTGGTCGATTATCCGGTTTGGCTTGCAGCTTGTAGATATTTCGCTTCTCTTTTCGATTGGTGGACCGCCGATCACACTAGTATCGTAATGAAAGCTGCCACGCCGGAGCACTACGTGATGAAGTACGCCTTCAACGGTGTTCGTTTGTTCGACGCGGTTTGCGGAGGCACGCCGTCGGGCCACGGGCCTAAGACCACAGACGGCAACACTCGGCGTAATCGATTGGTGCAGGATTACCTGCTAGATCGGATCGGCCGGCGTTACGGTATTGTCCCGGTTGTAAACCGGCTTATCACTGGGGACGACTTCTTTATGACCTGCCCTAGGCAAGTCGGGGAAGCTTGGCTGACGGCTATGCGAGATTTTTTCGCCTACGATAACGCAGCAACGGTTGCAGGGATAGGTTGGATATGTAAGAAAGTGGTTATACAACGCCAGAAACCTTTCCATCTCGAATTTGTCTCGAAATACACCGCATCTTACGCTGGAAAACATTTGCTACTCCGCGACCCTCTTAAAGAGATAGTCAACTCTCGGTTCTAC